AAAGGTGTGTTACAATGGACACAGTTGTATTATTCTATTTCATAATTGCTATCGTTATAGTTAGTGGATTATGGATATGGGCATATTACAATGATCGGTTATAGTTGTATGAAGTAAATCAAATCCCTCTAACTCCACATTTTTATAAATAAGTGTGGAGGTTCAAAATGAGTAAAATGTCTTTAATTTTTTGTGATGGTTGTAATATACAGTTTGAAAAAGAAACTCGTTATGTTAAGGCTGCACAAAAAAGAAGAAATGGTAAAAATTATTGTTCTTTATCGTGTCATGGTAAATACACTAGAGAAGAAAAATTAGGCGATTGGGTAAATAGCCAAGAGAATAAAAATTTTGTAAAAGGTATGGCTGGAAATAGAAGCGACCAATATTCTCCTTTTAGAACTTTGTTAAAAAGTTGTAGAACAAGAACAAATAAATCCGGCAAACCTAAAGGAGATTTTGATTTAGATTTACTATACATGAAACAACTTTGGGAAGAACAGAAAGGCAAATGTGCCATTACAAAGGTTGACTTAAAATTAGAAAACAGTTATAATAAGAATTATCAAGCATCATTGGATAGAATAGATAGTTCTAAAGGTTATATAAAAGGTAATGTGAGATACATTAGTGTATCTGTAAATTGGTTGAAGAATAATTTGGATGACAATCATTTAAGGGAGTTTATCCAAATTTGTAATGATAGTAAACTGATTTTTTGAAAAGATGGCGACACTCGGGGGCAGTGCCCGAATGGTCCACCAAAAGTATTCTAAACTGGACGCAGGATCGGAGAAGGTCGAAAATGGATTTGATCCCCATGATTAGGCTGGAGATTAAGAATGCTTTTGATGGGCCATACACAGGATCGACCGGCATACAAGTAATTTAATTGGCTATCCATCACAGAGAGATGTAAAAAGTAAATCAAAGTAAAAGCAAACGACTCACGTTTCTTGATGGTGGCGTAAGCCTCATCGGAGTTTCGGTAATTGAACTTAGCAACAGAATCAGTTACCAATAATTTTAAATAACAAGGAGTTTGAATGGCAACGACAGTAACAATTGGACAAGTACCAATTAATACAACATATAGCTTAGTTACAGGCACTACAAGTGGTGTAGGTACAGGAGCTAAATTTAATGTAACAAAAACAAATGGTGTTTATACGACAGTAATTGATCCTAATAATTTGGGAACTGGTTATGCTGTTGGTGATATCGTAACAATTGCAGGTGCTTCACTAGGTGGTTCTGCTGCTAACTTTGATATCGTTACAGTTTCTAGTATTGCAACTGGTGGTAAAATCTCCACATTTGGAACAGTAGGAACTGGTCAAGTTGGTAATGGTACAAACTATACTGTTATTAAAGTAGATGGTACAACTGGTGTTGATACATATCCAATTCTTGGCAAGAGCACAGACTTTACCGTCACTAATGATTTGACAAATAAGAATATTACAGTTACTTCTTTGTTAGATATTACGGCTTCTTTCAAATTGGATAATCATGAGCGTGTAGTGTTCTCTGATAAAGCAACAGCATTTGATATTACTGGTAATGCTGGTGAAGTATATGCTTTGTTGAAGGCCTCTTTTGGTGGTACAGTCAACAAAACATATCAAGGCCTTGGTATTGCTTTAGAAGATGCAGGCACAACAAGTTTGGGTATTTCTGATCTTATCGTCAACTCAGCACCATTCAAAGCATTGGCAACTGACAATACAAATTTTGTTAATCTTGTATATACAAATGTTATGGGTACTGCACCAACAATTGCACAAGCATTGCCATTCATCAATGCTTTGGCTGCAGGCACATCAACACAAGCGCAACTGTTAAACACAGCTGCACATCTCTCTACTTTTCAACAAACTCTTGGTTTGATTGGAGTAGCGCCAGCAACAACTGGTATTTTGGCAACGTCTGGTATCGATTACATTCCAGCTTAATTTCATTTCAAAAAGGAAAATAAATGAAGAAAATCGCAATCGCAACACTCATGGTATTAGCATCAACAGCTTTTGCCGCATCTGTAACCCTTGAAGGTCAAGATCAACAAGGTGAACGTGGTGCAGTTGGTTCTACTAATTACGCTTTAAGTGTTAAAGATTCAATCAATAACACATTCGCAGCCGACATTGGTTTAACTAACTATCAGCAAGACAATACTAAAGCTTTGAGTACACGCTTGGAAACAGGACTTACTGCTTCTGTACCAATGGGTCCTGTTGGACTGTATGCTCGTACATCAATTGGTGAGAAGTACAACAACACTAAGAACTTTGCTTATTACAGCATCGAACCTGGTGTTACAGTTACTCTTGGTAAAGTAGGTTTCAAACTCGGTTATCGCTATCGTGATGCCGTTAATGAAATCAACTTGGACAAAACCCGTACAGGTCGTGTTGGTGTAAGCTATGCTTTATCTAACAAAGACACCATTGGTGTTCGTTACGACAAAGTAACAGGTGATTCTTGGAACCATAGCTATAACGTAAGCTATACACGTTCATTCTAATCTGAATCGGTTTTCTGATAGGTTTTTCCTAAAAACTTATCTCTTGTTCAACAACATAGGAGAACTGATGAAGTTCCTTCTGATAAGAACACTTATATTATCTTTAATATTAAGTTTTTTACCACTCTTAGCAAATCCTCTCACAAACAATCCACTATACGAAATAAGTCACGAATTTAATAAACAACTACTATGCATGGCTAGAAACATCTACTATGAAGCCGGTAGAGAACCTTATGAGGGTAAACTGGCAGTAGCACAGGTTGTCAACAATAGGGTAAACAGTTCTAAGTTTCCCAAGACTATATGTGAGGTCGTCTATCAAAAGATAAACAATACATATCAATTCTCATGGGTTGGAGAAAATGTATCCACCCAAATGAACAAGTATGTATGGGAAGAATCTTTGATGGTTGCTAAGAAGTCTATGACCAATAGTAACATACACGAACTTTTATCTAAAACTAAAGCCATGTATTTTCATGCGGTTTCGGTTTCACCTGATTGGAACCTTAAGCGTGTGACTAAGATTGGTAACCACATCTTCTACGCATCCAAATGACATCTAAATTCACAATAGAATATCCAGATGGTAATGAATTTTTTTTGATTAAGCATGTTTACCAACTTTTACCTGAAACTGGCTTGCCTCATGAAGAAACTCATAGTATAATACTATCTATTGATGAAATTAAAGAAGTGACTAAACTATTAAATGACTATGCCAACGAAAACAGAAATAAATGAATTCAGTCTTCTGATTGAAAACTTATCCTATGAGGAGAATCTTCCTTATATGGATGCCATACTACACCATTGTGAACAAACTGGTATGGAAATTGAAGTAGCATCAACACTACTAACCTCGGTTCTAAAGGCCAAGATTCGTGAAGAGGCAGAAGAAGTTAATCTATTAAAGAAAACATCTAAGCTGCCTATATGATTGAATTGGTTCAAGTTATCACACAAGAACAAAAAAATCTGGTAAAAAGTATTATTGAAACACACCACTCTTATGTACCTACAAATTCATCCGTTGGTCGTAGAATTGATTGGCTGATATACCAAGATACAGATGGTTTACCTGAATGTATTGGTATGATTGGCCTTGGTTCATCTGTATATCCTCCACCAAAAGATATTTTGAATTATTTGAAAGTGACCAAACAAGAATACAAATTGATATTCAATCAAATATCCAACAATTGGCGTTTCTGTTTTAGTAAATCAGTTAAAAATGCTGGCACTAAAACTCTTAAACAGTTAAGACAAAAAGCACCATCGGCCTGGAAACAAAAATATGGTGATGACTTAAAACACATCATTACTTTTGTTGGTGCAGGTAAAAATGGTGCTGTTTATTTGGCAGATAATTGGTCTAGGATTGGTGAAACCTCAGGTTTACCGGCACACAAATCATCCTCTATGAAATGGAATAATAAAGAAGAATTAAAAGAATTGTTTGTAAAACCTACAGGTGAAAATAAGAAAATTATTCTCATCAAATCTTTATGATTACCACAATAAATGCTTGACAAACGCCTAAATATATTATATAATGATATTTCGTGACAATACTCCGTTCATACTCCGTTAATACTAGAAAGGTAAAATTATGGATTTCTCTAAATTGAAAACTGGCTCAGGCAACCTCGCCAAACTAAAAGCCAAAGTTGAAGAACTAAGCGCTTCTTCAGAAGGACCCTCCAACAAAGACAACTACTGGAAACCAGAAGTAGATAAAGCTGGCAACGGCATGGCTACGATTCGTTTTCTACCAGCATCTCCAACTGATGGTGAAGACGGACTCCCTTGGGTTAAAGTGTTCTCTCATGGATTTCAGGGTCCTGGTGGTTGGTTAATCGATAACTGTTTAACTACCAACAATCAACAATGTCCAGTATGTGAACACAACAACAAATTGTGGAACTCTGGCGTTGAAGCAAACAAGAATGTTGCTCGTAATCAAAAGCGTAAGCTCAATTACACAGCAAACATCTACATTGTATCTGATCCAAAACATCCTGAGAATGAAGGCAAAGTCTTTCTATTCAGATTTGGTAAGAAAATCTTTGACAAGATTACAGAGGCAATGAATCCTGCTTTTGCAGATGAAACACCAATCAATCCATTTGATTTGTGGAAAGGTGCTGACTTCAAACTCCGTATCCGTAAAGTTGCTGGTTATCAAAACTATGATAGTTCAGAATTTGCATCTCAATCAGCATTGCTTGATGATGACGCTGAATTGGAAAAGATTTGGAAATCAGAACACTCTCTCAAGGTTCTATTAGATCCAAAAGAGTTCAAGTCTTATGATGACTTGAAAGGTAGATTGGATAAAGTTCTTGGTGAAGCACCTGTAGCAAAGACTACAGTTGAAGCAGCTAAGGCAATGCCTAAGAAACCTGTTGATGAAGAATTGATGGCCGAAGAAGATGATGACTTGGCTTACTTTGCTAAACTAGCAGAGTCTTAATATCTCCTGAATTTGTTATGATGTTTTGATTTGATACCCCGCCTAGTGCGGGGTTTTTTAT